GGTCTTGAAAACTGCACTCTGCTCAAAGAGCTTGTGATGGACTACTCGGAGCGTCCGGCAAACAGCCAGACGATGCCGTTGCAGGGGCTATCAGCATCAAACGCTCTGGAGACACTTGTGGTACGCAACTGTCCCGGTGTGTCGGGCACGGTGCAGACAGGGTCAACGCGCCTCCGCGAGGTGGACCTGCGCGATTGCCCCAACGTTACGGCGGTGTCGCTGAAGCCATCCTCCACGCTTGCATCATTGCAGCTCGGCAGCGGCATCACACAGCTTGTGCTTGACGGCATGCCGTCACTTGCGGAACTGACATTGCAGGGCTACAAGAACATCACGCGCATGTCCGTGACAGGCTGTCCGAAACTCAAGGACAGGATGAAGCAGCTGACGGAGGCGGTGCTGACAGCACAGGCATCAGACCGGCGGCTGGCGTATCTCGCCCTTGACCCTGTGGCATGGACGGGTGCATCACTGGCGCTCTTGGAGGGTATCGCCACGGTGGCAGAGTGCCACCTGACAGGCAGCATCGCACTCGCAACGAACCTCAAGCCGTCGTTTGCTGCTCGTTGCGGATGGATAGATCTGTTCGGGGACACGGAGGCTGACGATGCACCCCTGCGCATAATCGTTGACCCGTCGCAGAGCCACGCACTGTCATCGGTGAAGATACAGGGCGAGGCATACGTGCCGGCGACCGGGCTTGTCACATTCAAGGCTATCCCGAACAATGCCAACGCCAACGCATTCCGCAAGGTGGAGTGGGAGGTGGAGGCATCTCCGGCAAATGCCGCATCGCTGGATGCGTCCACCAAAGCCGAGACAGCCGTGGTGAGGGTGGCACGCACAGGCAGCGAGGATGATGCCACGCCTCCGAAGTTCACCATCAAGCTGACCATCACGCGCAATGACGGTACCACGGTGGAGGCGCAACGCGAGATATTCTGCTACCGTCCGAAATTGAAGCCCGGGTACTTCATCTATGCTGACGGCAGCTGGGGGCCCGACTACGACCTGGGCATACCGGAGAAGACTGCGGTAGCATACTGTTTTTTCGTCAATCCTCAGAAATACTCGGATTGCCGAGTGATGTCACTGGCGAACATAGGCAGCATATGTACCGCTTGGGGTCCGAAACTTGAAGAAGTGTCTGGCCGAACTTTTGATGCGGATTTTCCGGGTGTCGCGCCGGCGACAAAAATACTTTCGTCACGTATATACAAAGACAAAGGAGATTATGAGCTCGCGGGAGGTGTGCTGGTTGACAAAAACAATGTTGCCAACGGATACTATAAGGCATTTCCATCATCGGATATTTTTGGTTACGGACTCCCTCAAATATCCGAGCAGTTCCTGAATGACGGACGGGAAACAGTTCCTACTGAATGGGCTGAGGACTTTGATGCTGATGATGTCAAGTCTCTATGCGGACAGAATGTCCCTGCCGGCATGTTGGAGACTCTGTGTATTATCCGTCATCGTAACATGGTTCTTGACGATAACCACATAATGGGAGAAAGGCCGACGGCAATTCCCGGTGTATGCACCGAATATCAGCATCTTGTGAGCTTATTGCAGTCATGCAGCACTGATATTGACAGATATTTTTACTATCCGGCAGCTTCATTCTGTCATGCTTATACTCCGTTTGTCAATGGAGTGGCCTTATCTCCTCAGTTAGGTGTACACAAATGGTATCTGCCTACGCCGGCGGAGATGGTACGTATCTTCTGGGCAGTACACTTCGGCGCAAATTATCCTCCTGAAGAAGGAGGTCCGGAGAGAATGTTTGAGAATTTTCCAGGATCACCTGTGACGACAAAGGTAGTTACATGCTGCAGGTCATCAGGTAGGAAGGACAATGTTGCCATGGTCGATGTAAACATGTATGGAGCTGGAAATGGTACACATATGGCCGGAGGTCCATATAATATTTATAATGATCAAGGTCATCCGCTGCGCCCTGTGGCTGCTTTTGACCCGACGCTTGAGGAGTGACAGCAAACACTGATTAATCATCACAAATTTTTGATACAATGGGAAAGTCGATAACTAAAGAGAGAGGGATGGAGCGTCCCCCGGAGGTGGAGGTGAGCTGGAGCTTCGGAGTGCCGGCATACACGGTCAACGTGCTCGTGTACGAGTCGCCCACGACAGACGGTCAGACACAGGAGTACGGATGGACGTGCATCCGCCTGTCGCCTGGGCCGCTGTCCTATGACACGCTCGTGGCCGCGCTGATACGCACGCGCTACAGCGACGATGCCATGGCAGCCATCATCAACAACCGTATGGCCGAGCCTGATGACGCGGACATCGCCGCCGAATGGGAACAGATGCAGCAGTGGCGCAGGGAGGCCAAAACCCTCGCCAAACAGATACTAACCAATCACGAAGACGGCAATGAATGAAACCAACAATCTTTTCTCGGCCATGATGGCAGCCATCGGGATGGTACTTGCCGACTTCTATGGACACCTTGCTCCGTGGCTGCTGCTGGGTGCGGTGCTTGTGTTCGTAGACCTGCGCTTCGGTCTGCTGGCGGCCAAGGCTCGCAAGGAGGACATACGACCCTCAAGGGCATGGCGCAGGACTCTCAACAAGATGGTGGACTATCTCTGCTGGGTCACTCTGGCAGAGGTGTGCAGCCGGACGTTCGGACTCGCCATAGGTGCGCCGATAGTGAGCATCGCCATGCTTTTTGTCATCTACGGCATAGAGCTGAACTCGTGCGTCAACAACTACCTTGAGTACAAGGGCATCAAGAAAAAGTGGAATTTCTTCAAGCTCGTAGGCAAAGAGAATCTGCTTGAGGAAAAGGAATCAACAACTTTAAAAACAGACAAATAACCATGAGAGAGATTAACAACATCGTCGTCCACTGCACGGCAGGGGCGCAGACACAGAGCGCGGACGACATCGTCCGCTACCACCGCAACTCCCTCGGCTGGAAAGCCCCGGGCTACCACTACATCATCGAGCGCGACGGGCGCACCGTATGCACCCAGCGCGAGGATCTCGTGAGCAACGGTGTCAAGGGACACAACCACGACAGCGTCAACATCGCCTATGTCGGCGGCATAGACTCCAAGGGACGGGGCATCGACAACCGCACCGCCGCGCAGAAGGAAGCCCTCGTGCGTCTGCTGCGCGAGCTGCGCACACGTTATCCACACGCCCGCATCCTCGGGCACCGTGACATAGCCAGCAAGGACACCAACCGCAACGGCATCATAGACCCCTGGGAGCGCGTCAAGGAGTGCCCCTGCTTCGACGCCATACCTGAGTACCGCAACATCTGACACATCCCAGTCATGGCAAAAGACAGATTTGACATCGAGAAAGAGCAGCGCATCCAGAACCGCGTCATGGGCGGATGCGCCCTGACCATCATAGCCCTGCTCGTGCTTATAATCATCCTCGGAGGCTGCAAGTCCAACGAGCACACCCGGCGCACCGAGACCGACAGCATCACAGCCGAGACGGACTCCCTGCAAGTGCGCAGCACGCGCACCGACAGCGCGGTGGTCGACTGGCTCACATTCGCCATACAGAACCTGCGGATGCAGCTCTGCGCCGACAGCGTCACCCTTCCCTCAGGCGCGGTCATATACGCCCCCAAGTTCACAGCCCAAGCCGACGAAGTCAAAGCCGACAAAGGCAGCGTCGCCACCCTCCACAGCGAGACTGCCGACTCCGCCGCATCCCGCGCCTCCATCCAGTCCGCCCACCGCGAAGCCTCCGACAAAACCCGCGACACCACCGCCGTCATCAAGCCCCCCGACATCTTGAAGATGCTTATTATGGGAGCAATAGTTTCGTTGCTAATACCTGTACTCTGGAAAGCAATCAGACGGAGATTGAGCAAATGATATAATCCAGTTATTTAATATGAGATGGAAACGATAACCATACAAATAATCCAAGACGATGTGTATGAAGAGGTGGCAAAAGCCACGGACTACACAGGCTCAAAGCTGATTGACGGCGATGAGAATGCACGGGACCGAATACTCGCAGCTGATGATGACCTTGCTGAGCTCGGAAGATTTTGGGAAGAGTCAGTGCTTGCCACCAATGAGAATCTCAAGGAGATGCTGGTGTCTGGCAGAACAAAAGAGATACTTGGCAAGACAGGATATGAGGCTGTTATCGAGGTCAGCAAGTCATTCGACAAGGTGTTGACGGCAAGTGTCCAGTCAACCCTGCGCAGCTTCTTTATCGCCTCAATTATAGGCCAATGGTTCAAATTTGCGAATAAAGGAGAAGCAAAGGACTACTTCATGCAGGCGGCTGAAATGATGGAAACCGCTGAACGGCTGCTATACAGCCGCAGGAAACCGACAAGACCAACCGATTAATAACAATTAAACCACCCGACTATGCCATCAACAACATTAGGCGCGAAGAAAGATGTCAAGGCCACAATCAAGATATCGTGGCTTCTCTATGACATCATGAATGAGACGTTTCTGCGCGGACGCACCATTCAGAACAAAGAGAATCACAAGGAGGTAGCCAGTATGTTTGCTTCCGAGGACGAGGAGAACCGCGAGAAGATACTGCGCTCAGTCAAGAGAGCCTTTGCGGAGGTCCAGACCGAACTGGGCGAGTATCTGAACGAGAACGGCACAACCACAGACAACAGCCACTATGACGGAAGCACCGACCTTGTGCTGAACCTCACGATGCCGAGCAACTTCAACGAAGCCGCGACAACCGGCGTAGGCGAAGCCGTCCACGCATACCTCGCCAATACCGCCATCGCCGACTGGTACATGGTAACCAACAAAGCAGACGCCGAGCAATACTATGCCCTCGCCAACAAGAACATGGAGCTGATCCGTCAGACCGTGAGCAAGCGGAGCCGTCCGGCACGCCCCACCGATTAACGACCCCGAAAAGATATGAGTTGCTTTTTAGAAGAAAAGGACGACAGAGTTAACGCCCTGTTAAGTTTCAAGCGCGACCAGCTCCTTTATGACATAAAGAACTATGCCCATATAGAAGGTAGCGTCATGGATACGGAAAGCAACCACAACCGTCACATGGTACAGGATGTAGGGGAGGACGGCAATGTGGACCGTGTCACGCGAGTGTTGAACATGACCGTTGCGAAATGCAAGGAGCTGCTATATCCCTACACCAAGAATGATTTGCACCGTACAGAACTGAACGACAATCTGCGCGAGCCTGAGGTCTATGGGATAGTGTTGAGCGTACCTAACAGCTTTTCGCAAACCACGCTCTATCTGCTCGAGCATCTCATACACGAATATCTTGTCTGCAAAGCTGTGGCCGACTGGATGAGTATAACCAATCCGTCAAAAACGCAGATATGGGAGGTCAAGGCGAAGGACGCGGAAAGCGAGATACGGACCAACCTGCACAACAGGATAACTAAGGTGAGGAGACGCCTGTACCCATTTTGAGACTGCAATATCAAAGCGAAAGGCCGCTGTGCATCACGCATGGCGGCCTTTCTCGTGTTACAATAGAATTTAGTACATGAGTTATCTTGGTTGATTAGTCAGGCGCGGAGTGAATTGCACAGATGCACCATAGATACTTTCGTCCGGCGACAAGTTGCAAAGCAAGGCTACGCGGAAATACTTATATGGTGTGCCTCGGAATCCGCGCAGGAAATGGTCTTTGCTTGACCAAACCAAATGCCAGTTTAACAAATCGCGTGAGCCGTAGAGGACTGACTGTACGTGACCCTTGCGGAAACGGCCACGCTGTATGATGGTATCGACAGTCTTTTGTACGTCAGCCATGTCCAGCTTGAGGGGACGAGATACAAGCATGCTGCCGACATCATCACCAGACGACTCCGAAAAACTTACGAGGGTATTATGAGCGGCATCAACGGCAAGCGCATCAGGATAAGAGTTAAGGTGGCGTTCGATGGTGGAGAATGTCATGCCCCATAGTTTAGACTTCAACGAGAACACATATGCGTAAGTAACACCAGGGACATACGCGATTACTCGCTGATGGACGTAATCATATATCATACGGCACTGGCTGAGAAACGCAGAGAAAGGCAGAATAGGAAAGCACCGGTCAGTTGCTGTGGCGTGACCAAGCCTGTCGTGCAGGTCTGTAATGCCCGGCAAAGAAGTGATGTCAAACGGATATTCGGAGTTGATAGAATCTGTGATGCACTGTGTCAGCGAACCTGAAATCAGCATTATGCCGCGGTCAGTCGGGAATAGTACGGCACTGTCAAGCTGGGTTATGGCTGCAGGATTAGTGCAGACATCGCGTGTGATGGGCTGTCGTGCGGAATATGTGCCTGTGGCTGAAACCTCCATGGCCCAAACTCCCTCGGTGGTAAACGCATAGAGGGGGAACTGTCCGAACTGACCTTGACTAAGTGCTTTGGCTGCAGTGCACAGAGACATGATGGTGCCTGTGCCGACGGAATTGATTGATGAGACAGGGAAGTAGAACGGGTTATTGACCTGAGATGTGTAGACTTTGTTGGGCATAAGGACAATAGTATCACTCTCGGGTGCAGGAATGGGAGGAGCATAGGATGATGCCGGTAATATAGGCGGAGTATCTGAAGTGTCAAGGCTGCGACAATAGTATGAACCGTTGAGAAAATCATGCTTTTTAAGGGGAAGTTCGCAATAGGACATCCCGGAGTCTGTTCCTATCTGCAAGATGGCTTTCTTGGCGTTGACGTTGGGGAAGAACATCCAAGGCGGCACTGGGACATCGGTGCAGAGCAGTCCGGCTTTTCCTGAAAGCGCGATGTCACGTCCGTCCTGACTGATGCAGTAGATGGGTGTGCAGGGCTGCATGGCGGAGTCTATTTGGGTGGCAGATGGACCGGCGTAAGGGAAGATGTCATCAGGGGCGAGGAGTGAGAACGGTTTCTTCTTGCCTCCGGCGATGTTGAGCCGAGAATTGTAGGCATATATCATGGCCGGCATGAGTGTGTCGTGGCTGTCATAGTCATCGGTCATGACTTCACGGGTGACGAGTGAGCCGAGATAGTCTTTAGGAATGCCTATGGTGGTACGAACGGTGCTGAGCTGGTCAAGTGTGTAGCTTTTGAGGAAATAAAAGAGGGAGTTGGATTCAATGTCGCGCTTGACGGCTTCGTCATCGCGACGGGGGATGGCGAACGAAGCACCTTCGTATTCCCCATAGGTCGCACCCCAAAGGGCAGGAAACGTGTGGAGGCCGTAAGCTCCGCCACGGAAGCTGCCCATGGCGTAGCCTCCATGGCCTAATTGTCCATGGATGACAAGGTCATCATTGAGCTGATGGCCTATGATGCCGGTGACATAACCGTTCTGATCATAGATGTAGATGGGTTTAGAGATGAATATGTCAACGGAGGATATGATGTCGCCCCATTTCTCTCTGATTTCGGCAATCTTGGATGGATGGTCTATAAGGCGATAATCGAGAGATGCGACGATGCCGGCAGTGCGACACACGGCAACATCAAAGGTGTCAGGATAGCCGTTACGGGTAAAATAGAATGCAACAACGGTGGGATTCTGCGCAGCGGCAGGTATCATGAGGACTGGCGAGGAATGGAGGACGAGCGAGCCGTCAAAGAGCCTGAGAGCATAGCGAACGAAGAAAGGCATAAGGAAGCGTCCGTTTTTATTGGACTGCTCTGCTATGTATTTGTTAATCTGACCGAGGACGCTTTGGGTGACGGCATCGCGACGCATGATGCCGTTTTCGCTGTCAGCTGTGAAACTGTCAAATTGTTGACCATTATTGGGAAGTCCTTGTGTAGATATATCATAAGGGTCAGTGTAGACAATCTCCACCTTCAATCCGAATGAGAGCGAGATTTCGGGAAGTCTATTGCCAAGGAAGATGTATTGAGACTTGCCGGCTTGCCACAGAAAATAGTTCAAGCGGCCATTGGTAAGTATAATCAGTGTATTACCTACGGCTTCAATCTGGGTTGCTACATCGCTGGTGTCAATAGAATAAAAATCAATTGGTGATTTACCAGCTTTAAGCTGTCGGGTGTCGCGGTCTATGTCATCTGAATCTACCCAGCTAAACCAATAGACGTTGTTAGTATCCGCTTGCTCGTCAAATAGGATGTAATGTGTGAAAGCTGATGTCTTGTGGATATAGATGGCTTTAAGGGACTGGCTGGAGGGCTGGAATACGGGGACCGGTGGCGTGATGGGGTGGATGGCACCATCCTCAGGCACGAGATTGAGAGCCAAGGAGAGTTCGCCGTCGGGACACTCATAGTCTGAAGGTTGTGCGGAGTAGCCATTGTATTTTACATCTTTGTTCATAGTAGCGGATGCAGAGTTATGATTGGAACATAGGTAGTGCTGTCACGCTCGAATGCCTGGCCGACCATGTAGGCGGCTCTGTCAGCCTTGACACCTACCGAATCAAGCAGGGAACGGCATAGGCGCACGCAATTGGCGCAGTAGTTACCACTTCCTTTCTTGGTAGGATAGCACTGCGCCTCAAACCGTCCGATGCCGTTTACAACGTGTACGGCGTGCAGGAGATACTCGCCGTTGCTTACGGCTATGTTGATTGCATCACCGGGACGCAGACCGAGGACACGCGCCACCCTTGCCGTAATGCGGATAGTTCCTCTCTTACGGCTGAAAGAGATGTCGGGTCGGCGATTATGTTCCAACAGTTTAATCATGGAGCAAAGATATTAGGAATTAGTTGTTATAATGTTTTAAGTTTAGAAAAGCGACAACTGCACCGGGGTTTCACGGCTATGGGAAATCGGGGAGCAACTTTCCCTTGCCGTTTCGCAGAACATCTTTCGGAAGATATGATAGAGGCAGGCGACCACGATAGAATTGCCTGCAAGTTGATAGAGTTGCGAATTGGATATTCCTGCGGACAGCAGTCGGTCGATATAATGTTCGGGTACGTCCATCAATCGGAAGCACTCGCGCGGAGTGAGTTTGCGTATCCAGTATTCAATAAGGGCAAAGTGATTGTCCTGCCACTTTGAGGTGGTCAGTGCTGGAGCTATATTAAACAAACCTCCTTTTGCATATCCGTGACCGCGCTGTATAATCTTTACTTCACGCTGACCGCCTCCTCCGCAGTTTAGGCATGGGGCAATACCCTCAACGGAATAAACGCGCCCACGATGAGGATTTTTGTAGCCGGACTCTTCTATGAGATTGCCGACCTGCATGACACGCGCTTCGGCGACCATGCTGTCCTTTTGGACGGACGTAAGGGCGTTGGCAACATCCGAACCGAGTTCGATCTGCTGAGAATTTCGCCCCGATGCATCGGGGCGGCCGCGCATGGCGCAACCGCGAGGGTCTGATATGAGATAGAGCCCAGTAGCATTTACTCGAGCCAGTATCGTGCCTGCGATGTCGGGGTCTATGCGTTGGTTGTAGGTGTCAATCCAAAGTGTCTGTGTTGGGTCGATCTGTCCTGCTTGAATCATTTCATTCAAACGGCTATTGCCGTAGGTAGGCACTTTGATGTAAGTGTCATACTCCCGGCTTCCCTCCTTGGTCTTTATTGCGCCGGAAATGCCCTCGCCTGTCTGGAAATTGGTTTTGAAACCGCACCCTTCGGATTGCTTACGCTCATTGTGGGTGAGGATGGATTGAATCTGCTTGGGTGTAAGCCAATACTTTTCGTCAACTTCATCTTCAAGAACGTGCTTCAGTCGGCGCGTCAGTTCAAATGGAGCCGGGAAAAAGAACGGAGTATGCTCACCGAGGAACGACACCATGAACACGCGCTCACGGTTCTGCGGCACCCCATAATCCTTTGCGTTGAGAACTGCATAGTAATTGGTGTAGCCTTGCTTGATGAGCCACTCGCGCCACCGTTTGAAGTCGGACGCAAATTTCTTTTGGGTGAGTGCCTTTACATTTTCCATGAGCAGGAACTTGGGATGTTTGGCTTCGATGGCACGTGCGCAATCCCACAGCAGGGAGGAACGTGAGCCGCTCCCCTCGGAGAAACCGCGTTGCAGACCTGCCGAGGAAATATCTTGGCAGGGAAAAGAGTATGTAAATAGGTCAAAATCGGCTGTCTGCGTCCAGTCAATCTTGGTTATGTCGCCGTGGTTGGGAATGGCTTTCCCATGCAGTGTACGATATGCCTTGATAGCGTTCTTGTCAATCTCCGAAATTCCGACAGTGTCAAACTGGAAATCGGGGAACGCTTGGGCAAGCAGCTCAAGGGCGATTGATTGAGAGCCGTAGCCTGCAAAGGCTTCAAAGACGCGGAGTTTCATTGAATTGATTGTTGATATTTATTTATAGCGTTGCTAATCCGAGCATAGAAAGCCTTATACTCTTCTCCCGAAAAATAGAACTTAACATTTGGAGCAAAGTAGAACTCACAACCATCACCAAAGGGGCTGAACATTACGTCAAGTTCATACCACACCCCATTGGTCTCAACGTGGTTAACGAATACATCCATGCATTCAGAACGGCTAAGTCCCTCATAGTTATTTCCACAAGCATCGACATAAGGGCCACCATAGAGCAACTTTGGACGCATATCAACCTCTCCCAACATTTTTTGAAATTCCATATATTGTTTTATCGTCTGCTCGTCACACTCGGATTTGTAAAAGCCACACACATCACCATCAATTGCGACCTCTCTTTGCATTTCACTGCATGGCCCCGAAGAGGTGTTGCCCGTTTTCCATTGGAAGTTACGGCAGAAGCCGCAGGCAGGATATTTGAATTCTGTATTGCTCATTGGAGATAAGTTTGACATTTGAAGCCTTTGCGCGGAGAGAACTCGGCAAAGGTGCATGATTTGAATATCATTGGTTTGTTGACATACTGGGCCAGGTCTTTTTCATATTGCGAGGGAGTGCGTTTGTTCTCAAAGTCGCGGTAAGGCATGACGTATGGCTTTATGTCAAAGGAACGGAGTGTTTCAATACGAAACATATCCTGCTCCACTGTGGAGTTGAAACCGACCAACACATAGCACATGATTTTGTATGGCTTGATGTAGCGAGTAACTTCACGGAGTTTGTCGGTAAGGTCTATTGTAGGCAAGTCCCATGCGATATGAATGTTTCGGCGCAGGCGCAGTTTATTGAGCCAGTATGCCTGCTCTTCGTTCATGATTCTTATGTCCACGCCGTGAAGGTTTACTTTCTGCCCGGCTTTGATGAGATAATCAATCGCGCTCTTCCATTCGGGATTGGCAAAGAAATTGTTGTCAAGCACCTCAATCCATTCTCCATTGGGGTTGAGTTGGACCGGTTCAACAGGGCGAATCATGCCCTCTTTGTCATGGACGAGGCAGAACGGACAATGCCGTATGCAACCGCGAGAAAAGAATTGGATCGAGAAAGGATACTGGGGATAGATTGAATAGTCCATTGCCGTAGATTGCTCAATCTCTTCGGGCAATCGGCTGTAAATGTCATAGCCAGTACCGCCACGGATAACCTCACACGTTCCGTCAAAGTCGGTAGAATCGGGAGTGAACGTGAATATCTTTGACTGATACACGCGGTCATAGTTGCCGAACAAGGGCAACGCAATCTCCACGTTGTCGCCATGCGACTTGTGCCACGCTGATATTTTCATGAGTGCGAAGTTGGGGAAGTTATGCCCATCAACGTCAACTATACCTATGTTCATACCAATGGATTGTATTTAGGTTCGACCGGGCCTGCTGCATCCCATGTCGGGTGGCGATGCCCATGAATTAATTCACAAATCTTTCGGGCATAGAATCCTGCCCGGTGACATTCGGAATTGAAATCCTCGTCAAGCGTACCTTCCATCGCATAAAGAGTTTCAAGATATTCTCTTATCTCGTCTGCCTCTTTTATTGTTAGCGATATTCGATTGCCATCTTTCTTCATGTGATAATGAATTGAATGTTGAAATAAAACTCCCGGCATAGCCGGATCACTTGGATATGTTTGGCTGGCTCTTCGCCGTAGGGAATGAAGATGACACGTTGTTTAGTGTCAGCCTCAATCCCTTTACGGCGCAGCTTATAGAGCAGGTTGGCACGGCGTTTGGGGAATCTCATAAGCTTGATAACGGTTTACCGATGCGCTGCGCTGAATGAGAGAGCCATCAGCGACCAGTGAATCGAGTGCCTGGCCGAGCAATAAGTTGACCTCATTGCGCAGAGCGTAGTCCGGCGAGATGTGGCTGCTCCTCTTGTTGGCGATAATCTCCTTGACAAGGACGAGTGCGAGTTGTTTTGCGATTGTCATAAGTTTCTTTTTCCTAAATATGGGTAACGTCCGTTAGGACTGGGGTGAAGAGCTGCATGAGATGTAAAATACTCCATAAAACTTGAACTCCATACAGCGTCAGAAGCCATGGGATAATATATTCTTCTGTTAGTTGTCGGGATACTACGCCACGGCCAATCTGAAAAATCATGTCCATCAGCTCCAGCAAGAGCGCACAGCGCATCATAGTCTATATCATCATTCATTAGAAAATAAATTGGGTTGTTGAATATCTTGTATTTGGGATAGTAGTGCCTGCCACGCGCTCAATCTCTGCATCAATTTCTTTCTCCAATGCGATAGACTGGTGAAGTGCATCTTTACTGCGCGTGGCAAAGTATTCCTTTTGGAACTTGCGGAGCATTACCACGCGGTCAAAGAATTGTCGGGAGTTCATTCTTTCGCGTCACTTATGGGTTCTACATACTTTCGTTTCCATAGGGTGTATTCGCCCTTGATGGTCAGCACAACGCAGTTGCCGTTCTCGTCAAAGCCTTTGACGCATCCGAACCTGCCGGTTCCCTTATAGCGGACATAATCACCCTTGCAGATTTCATCATTCATTGCAGATACGTTCTATGTTTCTGACCGCCCAACAAGTCTTATACTTGATGGCAGGTTCTTTGACGATTTGCACCTTAACCCAGTTCATGCGGTAGTCCGGGTGAGGTATCATGACGATTGTTCCCTCGGAGCCGGTCCGCGTATTGCGGACTCGGTCACCTACGTTGAGATTATTTTCCATTGGCTTTTGTAGTTTACAGGGTTTCACGTTTTAAGATGAGGTATGCCGCAAAACTATCATCGCCTGCGCAGGTTGCTATCTCCCAACCCTCAGAACCCAATTTGTTGAGTTCTTTTATACACTCATCCATTTTGTTGTAGGAGTAGCGGTAGCGCATATACTCGCAGACAATGCGGTATGGCCATACCTTGTTGCGCTTGCGCCTATATCCGACAACAATGGAGAACACGCCGACAAGGATTAGCGCAGTCAAGACTACCGTAACGAGGTGCAGGATAAATTCAGTCATCGCTACCTCCTTTCTCAAGCCTATCGCTATGCTCCTTGATTTGCTTTTTGAGGTTGCGGATGTGGTTCTTCAGCACGCGCAGGGCCGCGTTGTAACTGATGTTGTAAATCCTTGCACCGCGATTGGAGAACTTGCCACCCTCAAAGTATGGGATTTCTATGTGGATGCTCCCAAAGGTTTCATAGTTTTCATCTATGATGTCGGGGACATTCTCGCCCTGCTGTTTAACGAACTCCACCAACTCGGAGATAATTGCCTGCGTTGTTTCTATCTGAGAGTGCAGATTGAAAAGCAGGCGAGCATCTTCCTTACTTATCATCCTCGCCTCCTTTCTCCGGCTCATACTCCGGGCAATCAAGAGTCTTGGGCGCGTGGCACTCCACATAGAAGTAGAGGTCACCCTTGCATTGGAAGTGGGGGTTAATCTTATGGGTGCGAGTGACACCGCCGGAGATTGTCTTTATTGCGAGGGGCGAAATGCCCTCAATGCGGAAACTGCGAGCGGCGCAGAGGTTGTTTTCGCGCAGATACTTACATTTCTTTGCCATTGTCTTTGATGTTTTTGATGAATGAGATTATGCTTTCAAGTTGTGGAGTAGAAAACTCTGAATAGTTGATGTGCTTGCAGGCACGGACTAACTCAGTGCGTCTTTTCTCCTCTTTGATATTTAACTCATCTTGTTCAGAAGCAGGACGAGCATACATTGCATTCCAAGAGTCGCTTCCGTACAATCGACCGGTATTCTTTACAAAACGAGAGGATTTTGTGATGACGAGCGTCGGAGTAAGGCGTTCGACAATCTCAATGCCTTTTATAAAATTGTTAAAGACGAATAACTTGTCACCGACCTTTACGTTGTCTAATTCTCCCATGATTATTTTTCGCTGAGTTTGTCAAGAAGTTCCTCGGCCTCACGTAGGGCAAAGCCTTTGTCATCCTCATGGGGAAATTCCTTGATGAGGCAGTAGCAGATGTTCTCAATGTGTTCGCCTGCATAGGTGGACTTGCGCACATAGACTTTCATGAACACCCGGCAGGTAGAGTTGTTAGAGTCCTCCTCAATCTCAAAGTAGCGGTCGTACTTTGAAGAGTTCTCAATCTTGTCAAGGGAAAGAGAGAGTTTGTCGCGCTCGTTCATGACCTTGTTGAGGCGGTTCTTACGGCGAGTGCTGATGACAGCAGAGCGACCGTACAGGAACGCGAAGATTGCCAAGAGGCAGATTGCTGTTGTTGTTACGATTGTCATTTTGAGTTTTGTTTGATTGTTATAACTATGTCCATTGTGATGTTGTCCACTTTTTGCAGGAGGTTGAGGACTGACTGCACCATGTCATTCAGTCCGAGGCGTTGAGCCTCATCGCGGTCAATACCTTTATCCACCAGTAGGCACGTTCGGCATTGTGGTTCGCTTCCTGCGCGTGGGTCAGTATTACTTCTTCAGTCGGCTTCATGGTTTGCCAAAGATTTGTTCCGCTTTTTCCACCGCATCCAGCATGGTCTTGCAGACGAGTGCGAGTTTGGCTTTTATAATCGGGAAGTTGGTTTTATTGTACTCATTGGCCGTTTCCGTGAGGCATGTAGTGAAGATAGCATACTTTTGCATTTCTGAAAGCCCGGACTCCTTCACTATGGCTTTGACCTTTTCATGGACGGCTGTGTATTCGGGTGTCATTTTATCCATATCGGCAGTGTTTTATCTCCGGCTTGTGCCGGTCAGTTCTATGATATTGTATGATTTGAGCCTGTCAACCGTACGCCCGTAAGCGTCCGAGAACTCCTTGGCGAGAGCCTGCACCGTGAGATTGGTAGTGAGGTGTCCGCGACAATTCCACTGCGTCCATATCTCATATCGTGCATGGAGGAACTCTGTTACCAGTTTCTTGCCGTCCTGCCCGAAGAAAGACTGGGTCTGCAATCCCACATCGTTGAGGCAGACATTAGAGGGGCGACAGCCGTCAAATGTGTTATCTTCCTTGACGTTGGAACGGTCGTTGTAGGTGTATCGGTTTAGGTTGTTGTTGATGGTATAGTAGTTGACCATTTCCGTGACCGACACGTTGAAGAAGAAATTGGGGCTTTTTATCCGGCGCAGATACTCCGAGAAGAGCTGCATGAGGAAAGTCTTGCCGACACCCTTGTCGCCACGGATGAGTAGCGGTTTGGCAAGTTTGTAGCGTTTTTCCGGGAACACCTTTTCAGCGAGAGGACAATTGTTGAAGTAGTACAGCAGAAAGACAATAACGTCCTTGTTGTTTTCGTCCACAACAAACTTGCGCCTTTGAGGAGCCAGCACGATGTTCTCTGCAACACGGCAAAGGAAATCCCAGTGCATGTTGAAAACATCGGGGTCGGACAGGTCGGGGAAAGACTGGGACGCCCGGCGCATATCGTTATGCACTTGTTCGATAGCCTTGTCAATCTTCAGTTGCTCATCTCTCAGTGCTTCCCGACGGCGTTTCTCATTGACTTGAGCAATCATTTCGGGTGTAAACCCATCGGTATTTTCAGTTATATAACTCATAATCATTGTTCGTCATAGTCCACACCTCCAAAAGAATCCTCCATGCCCATTTCGGGGAAAGGAACGGAATCATTATCGGGCGCTGTGGTTGGTGTTTGTTGATGGGCGTATGCCTTGGACATCCAGTAACGCAGATGGCTCTGACAGTCCACGAAACTATCATGATGTTCCTTGCCCTTGCGTGTCTTATCTTCGTTACAGCGATCGAGGAAACGAGAGAGGCGTTTTTCATACTCTTCCGCAGTGATGTTGAAATCCTCGCAGATAGTTTTGCGCCATTTCTCATCAGACCTCATCTGCTCCACCTCCTGCTCATAGGTAAGGGTGTAGGCAGGTTCGGCTGTGGCGGTCTGCTTTTTGGCACGGCTCTTGCGACCGCCTTTTTTGCCATTCTCAAACCGAGCGGTATTCACGTCAATGTTAGGCTTTATCAGCGTGAACATACCCTTTGCGACTTCGGAGAGGCTCTTCGGTATCTTGCCGAACAGGGCATACTCGCAGATGGCAGGATATATTTCAGCCTGCACATCTGACGGCATACACCTTATAGCCTCGTAGAAGCTGCGGTAGAATATGAAACTCTCACGGTCCATAATCAGACTTCTTTTATGCGGATACCATGCACGGCAAGCATGAGTTTCCGTTTGATTATATACTCCTTTGTTCTCACGCCTTTGGTATCCTCTACAATTGTCTGCCCAGTCTCATTGTCGGTATAGACAAAGTCGGCGATGTATCGGCAGGCGCGCTCGATCAGCACGCGGAGCGGTTTACCCTTTAGGTCTGTACCGCCCTCGGCGTACTGGGCAGGGATAAGTTCAAAGGGCACCTGCTCACGGAAGTCAGAGATAACTCCGGCGCGTTGCAATAACTTGAGTTGAACAGCGCGGTTATGCTCCTTGCGAGAGGCGTGTTCGCCGACACGTTGCGCACCATATTTGTTGCGCTTCTTCGGCTCATACGCAGGGGTTCTCCGACCTCCGTTAGCAAATGGATTAGCACATTTAGCCATTATCTGTGGATAGTTTAGCTTTATACACCTCAACCAGTTTGGTCTCAGTAATTGCCTCAATCTCGTAATCGGCCATGGTGCCGCGCATTCCGTCAATGAAATTGTCGTAGGCTTCTTTGAAACTGGAAGCCTGCACAAGGATATACGAGGCTGTTTTCTTTTCGGTCGCGGTCTTTTCATCAAGTATGATGAAGTTGACCTTAACCTTGTAGAACTTATCGCCAGTCTCATCCCAAAAGATTTCGGCAATCTTGGTTGTGACAACCGATGATATGCGGAAGTCTCCTCTGATAGAGTGCGTGAGTTCCTCAGTTACCCTTGCCTCTGCTTCGGTGCAGGACAGCGCGTCAGCGAGATAGGGTTCGGTTACTTTCTTGACCGAGCCGTTCTCCATCATCTTGTCGTAACGCGCTCTGACTTCAATCCACTGTGCCATTGTTGAGTTGTTCTTTAAGTTCTTTACTGATTCTGATTCTCACGGTTCGGTGTGCAGGAACGACAATCGGCTCTTTGGTCTTGAAGTGAACCGCGTTGCGCTCCTCGCGCTGTACCACGGAGAGAGTTCCGAAGCCGCGCAGGGTTACTTCCTCGCCCTTGGCGAGTGCTTCCTTGATGACACGGATTATTCCGTCCACCGCTTTCACTGCTGTCGAAAGGTGCAGTTTCTCTGATACAGCCACCTCTCTTGCCAAATCATTTTTTGTCATTGAGTTTGGTTTTTAATTTAACTTATGGTTTTACTTCGGCTGCTTTCGGCAAAGCGTCAAGCGAGCTTGCGCTTTGCTCTCAATTGCACGAAGTTTGGTTGTTAATTGTTTTATCATGTATGCGCGAGATTTCATTGACTGCATTGGTAGCGCATCGTAGAGTTTCGCAGCATCATTGAGGTAGGATATGACCTTTTGCAGGTCGGTCTTGCATACGTCAGCCATCGTCAATAGGATTTAAGTCATGCCACGGATTATAATATTGCCAATGATAACCACCTGCGTGTTTATATTTTCCACGACAGCAGCGGGTAATACTTTCGCATTTCACACCAGTCTGACGTTCGGCTTCTCTTGTTGATGGAAAATCAGCAACGTGGCTACCATCTAAAGAGAATTGGCTGACGGGTCTTGATCGAGACGGATTGTTAGTCTGTCTTTCGACAATACGTTTACGATGCAAGCCGTAATTGCAGTTTTCTTTGCCAGTACACCATTCAAGATTTGAAACCTTATTATTTGCCGGGTTCTCATCCTTATGGTTGACTTGTGGCAGATTATGAGGATTAAGCAAAAATGCCATTGCGACCAATCTATGTACTGAGAAATGACGTTTGCATCCATCTTTACAAAGGACTACTCGCTTGTATCCGTCTTTGGTCGTTTCCTGCTTCAGCAAAATTGGTCTATTGCGAGGCAGATAGTGCATGGTCTTGCTTGACATATAGCCAACTGAACGGACCTGACCATCAGAAGATACTTCGTAGTATGTTTCATAGCCTGGTATTGGTAGCCATTTAACTGTTTCCATAATCCTGCATAAATAAGTTAGTTAATTCATCGAAATAAATAGCATCTGTCGGTATTTCGTCCTCCGTGGCCATGATTTGGTTGGCGATAGACTTCTTTTCGTGGATGATTGAATAGAGAGTCTTATCAATCGTATGCTGTCCGAGAAGGTAATAGCAGGTGACATTATCCTTTTGCCCGATGCGGTGAGCGCGGTCTTCGCACTGACAGCAGTCACAGTATGTCCAAGGCAGTTCTATAAACGCCACGTTTGATGAGGCTGTGAGCGTGAGACCGACACCTGCTGCCTTGATGGAGCAGATTATCAGTTGAGCCTTGCCCGACTGGAAAGCGTCCACGGCAGCTTGTTTCATCATCATGGAGTCGCGCCCAGTGACGCTCACAGCCGTTGGAAATGCCTTTTTCAGTTCGTCCACGATTTCATGGAGCGAGCAGAAGAGTATGAGCGGTTTGCCGTTGGCGAGGAATGTGCGCGTGAAGTCAATGGCTTGTTTCACTTTACCTTTGGCAGAGAGTGAGCGTAGGGTCATGAACTTAACCAGTGCCTCCATTCGCATCTTGCGCCGGATGTCTATATCATCGCACTCGGTGTACTTGCGCAGGTATTCGGCAAGGTCAGCCTCAGCAAGCATATATTCATCGCGGTTGGATATGTCAACATAGAGGTCTGTCCGGGTCTTGTCGGGGAGCTGCGTCAGTACCTTTGCTTTCTCACGGCGTATCATACAGCGAGAGTAGAGTTCTTCCGACAGGCGTTCAAGGTTGCGAGGCTCATCATCTTCATCCTTGCCCCGGCGTTCCTTTGAGATTTCGCCACCGCCGTAGTCGGCAAGGAATTTAGATCGACCGCCGAACTCTGCAAGCCTGCCCATAATCGAGAGCTGCGCGATGAGGTCGGCAGGGCGGTTGACAACTGGCGTGCCTGAAAGGAGTATGCGCCACTGTTTGCCCTCGACAATACCACGAGCAAAGATTGTCTGCTGTGCCGTGGGGTCTTTGACGCGGTGGCTTTCGTCAATGATGACCGACTTGAAGAGTTGGATATGTGGGCAGAATACCACGTCTTTGAGCCGGAATGACTGACCTTTGCGTGCGTGAATATCCCAAACGAAATACTTGCGCAGGCTCTCATAGTTGACAATAGCGACCTGTTGCATACCCATCTGCAAGAGATAGGGCCATGTGGTAGCCACGGAGTTGTCAAGCACCAGTGCTTTTTTATCCGTGAATTTCTCAAACTCCCGTTGCCAGTTTATTTTGAGTGAGGACGGACAAATCACCAAGCAGGGGTAGGCATTGGCGGTATCAACCACACCAATGCTTTGGAGCGTCTTGCCAAGCCCCGGCTCATCTCCGATGAGGAAGCGTTGCCAGCGCAGACCTGCCTCTATACCCTCCTTTTGGTAAGGATACGGCTCAACCTTGAGATTATGCTTAAGATTACTCATAGTGTAAATGCCCAGTATTTGAAAGCGAGGTCTTCATACTTTTCGCGTCCGCGATTGTATATGTCATCGCCTCGGTTGATGAATAACTTGAAGATGTTGCAGTTCTTTTTGGAAATGGCATATATGAAATCCTTATCGGATTTGGCTATATCCATATACCAAGCGCGGGACCGGTCCCAGTCAAAGAAATCTATAGCCTGCTCAAACTCTGCCTGCGTAGTGCAAGCGGTGGTTTTAAGGTCTCCACCGAATCGTGCAGCTTCCAACCACCAGTCCCACTTACAGCGAGTGTCAAGCGTGAAGCGAAATCCGCCGTTTTCAAACTCCTGCGCCTTGTTGACCATGAATCTCTGTGTGTCGGCGAGTTCAAGCACTTTCGCAAGAAACTGGTCTCGGCGAGCCTCTGCCCGGAGAGCGCGTTGCATTTCGCGTGCATGAAGCCACTCGTCCTCGTTGACCGGTTCGCCATCAATCGTCATGTGCAGGAAATCCACACGCGAGGGTTCGGTTATGATAGCGTCCACGATTGACCCGAAGCGAAAAGCCGCCTCGCGGTCGCCGAACATCGGGCGAGGGTGCAGGAGTTCTTTCAAGGCAGTGAGGTCGGAGTTGCTGACCTCACTGCGCTGATAGTATGCATCGGGGTTGTTCATGCTCACTTTGCTTTAACCTCTTCTTCGTAGCGGACGAACGGAGAACTGATGAGTTCGGGATTGTCCTTGTCGTTGGCAAGTTTCTCGCAGAAGGCAATCTGCTTCTTGAAAATCTTGGCGAGTTCTTCCATTGTAAGGAAGCGACCCTCTTTTGACCACCACATGGACACTACGGCAAGAATACCATCGGGTGTGTCGGTGACAATACGCTGGCGGACTGCGGTCTTTGGCTGATAGCCTACCGGGGTTGCCACGGCGTTCTGACCGAAAAGACCGTCCATCTCGTTTGCGGTCTGCTGTGCCTTTTTGGCGGCAAGGCTTTCCTCTTCCTTGCGCTTGCGCTCCTCGTCAAGACGGCGAGCCTCGGCGGCCTCGCGTGCTTCAAGTTCTGCTTTCATGCGTGCCTGTTCCTCGGCATTGGCTTTCGCCATGCGCTCCAGTTCACGCTTCTTCGAGGGGAGAGCGTCAGCAATGGTGTCGCGATAATCGCCGACCTCGCTTGCATATTGCTCCTTGAACTGCTTTGAGAGGCGGTTGAGAGTGGACTGGCGAATGTCGATAGCCTCGGCATCGCTGATTTCAAACGGCTTGTGGGCATAAGACTGGCAGTGTTGGAACCACTCATTGCCGAGAGTGACGTTGAACGCCTTGATTTGTCCGCTTACCTCTTCAAAATTCTCGATCGTGAGCGACTGATTGAGGCTGGTAAGGGTATTGATGTCGGCGGTAATCTTGCCGTCAAACTGACGGCGATAGTCATCCTCGGCGGCCAGTTGGTAGTCCTTTATGGCTTTCTCGCGCTGCTGACGGCGCATTTCCTCTTGGCGTGCGCGTTCTGCTTCCTCGCGCTTCTTGGCGGCATAGGTGTTGCGTGCCTGCTGAATGAGGAACGGCACCGTGTCCTTCTTTGTCGGGTCGATAGCGTTCTCCATGCCAGTGAACTCCGAACGAATCTGGTCAAAGAGTTTGGTAAACGGCACACGGCGTTCATTCATCGCTTTGAGGGTACGCTTTGCCTTGTCAATGTACTCGGCGCAACGCTTGTCAAGGTCATCGCTCATGCCGTGCTGTTGAATCTCTGCGAGAAGATTCTTGCCATAGTCCGAGCAGCGCATAGAGGACAGCGAGTTGGTGTTGTATGCGTCTGGGGCAGACTGCACTATCATCTGCACATTCTCTTGGCGCAGGATAGGCAGGTTGGGGTTGGTTGTTTCTCCGCTTTGGCGGAGCGATAAATCGGTTACACTCATTGTACTTTGCTATTGTAAGGGTTTAGAATACGTCATCGTTACCGCCTTCGGCGTTGCTGGCAGAGGTTTCGGGGTTGATTGTCACTCCTGCGGACGTGTCGGGTGCAGGAGCAAAACCAGTGTCCTGCTTGGGTAGGACTTCGCCTGTTGATCTGTTGACGGTCGAGCCGTCCTCAAGTCCGTAGATGTCATCGTTGATTTCCATGTCATCGACCTGCTGAGACTCCAGTTGCGTTGCACGTCCGACACGCGCTTTAGGGTAGGTCTTGAAAGCGTGCTTGATACACTTGGCAACGAGGAAGCCAGTGTCAATCTTCAGAGAGCCGTCCTGCTGTTGTCCGTAAAGCGCGTTGGGTTTGAGATTTGTCCACTGACGTTTTTCGTTATCCCATCGGGCATTATTGCGTGCAGAGTATCCTGCAAGGCGGCTCCAGTCCTCGGGAAGCATAACGGAGTAGTCTATCGAACCATCTGCGCGTGTTATTTTCATGTAGCAGGCCACGATGTTGCCTGATGTGTGAGGATGACGACAAGTAAAGTTTACAAACTTGTTGCCGTTACGTTCTCCGTACTCAAACTCATCTTCGGCATAAACGATGATTGGGTTGTCGGCGTGACGTATCTGACCGACACGGGCGCGGTGCAGGAGTTCTCCGTAGCCGGAGATTGTGAGGATGCAGTGCGTCTCGTACTTGCTTTTCTTTTGTCCGTTCTCGTAGTATGAATCAACGGCTATAGAGCGAGATAGCAGATAACACTGTGCGCGTGAGCCGGGTTCAAGTGATAGCCCCGATATAGCCACATCAAGGAACGCTGTGAAGATTGAGAAGCGTGTACATTTTTTGCGAATGTCCTCTTTCTCGCCGATAATGCGGTTGAAAAATCGGCTTTCACGCTCATAGGCAGCTACACCCGGAACGCCAGTGGTGGGAGTCCACATCGCTTCGTAGATTTGAATGAACTTGTCGCGCACAAGTTCGTTTGTGGTGATGTCCTGCGGTTGCAGTTCGTTGATTTGCTCAACGGTAAGATTGATTTTGCTCATATTTTGAGAGATTAAAAATGTTTGTTGTCTATCGTGAGAGGGGCAGGGATCGAACCTGCAACCACCGACTTTCGTTAATCGGCCTCTATCCATTTGAGCTTATCTACCCTCCCGAACTTCGTGAACTTTACTTAGTGAAGTAGTCCTGTTGTGTCCGTTGGAGCAGTCGCAGGTCTGCCGTGCGGTATTCCATTTTGCCCGGACGTTTGCATGGGGTGACTTTGCCCTGCCTGCGCCACCGCTCCACGTTTGCCCTGCCGAAAATCGCAAAAGCCTTGTTTTGGCTGATGTATTCGGGGTCGTCCTTGAATTGTTGGAGCAATACGGCTACCTCAGCGGCTACATCTTTCACGAATACGCCGTAGGGTACGCTCTTGTCTGAGAACTGGAGAAATGTCATTTGCCAACACGCTGTTTGTATTCTCGGAATTCTGCCATTGAAGCCTTGAACAGCAGACGGTATCCGCTGACGTATCCTATTACGGCGAAGCAGAGGGCGCAGAATATCTGATTAGCTACAAGGCAACGAATGCCGTAACTAAATCCAAAAAGAATCACGAGTACTGAAAATGCGACCTGCGCGATGAGATATATCTTTTCCATTTTGTGTAGCATGATTATGGAAGTTAATAGGGTTCAACTCCTGCCTTGATGAGAGCAGCTTCTTCGTCCACAGAGCCACACCAAGTATCGAGATACTCATTGATGGCAGGATAGGTGTTATCGTTGCGGTCGTAGCCGTGCGCATCGCAGAAAGCATTCCATGAGATTTCGCCACGGAGGTTGTCAAGAGCAACCTTGTTGGAGGTGCAACCGGTCAGCAGGGCGGTTGCGAGGGCGAGAGTTATGATGTACTTTTTCATTCTATTGTTATTTGAGGATTAAATCGGGGTGGTATTTCAGCAGGTACTGGGTGAAGCGGTGGAGACGGTTTACCCAGTCGCCGCGCGTGTCGATGAGATTGACAATGCGCTGTGCCTGCGCTCTTCTTTGTTCAATCGTTTTCTCCATCTTTGGCTTGCTTGTAGTTCTCGACATAGAGTTCGATCGTCTTGTTGTCGGGGTCATATAACCCGGAGCATACCACAAATTCGGGGAGCGTGTGGCGAGCTACGGTTATTACCTGCTTGGCGTTGTCAATGCTGACCACCGCCTCGCCCTCATTGAAGAGATCGCAGAGGGCATAGAAAATTTCGTGCTTTGCCATATCAGTAGGTGTTTAGAAACTCTATGTGTGAGCAGATAGCGTATTGCCCTGCGTGACGTGTGCCTTTCGGCATCTTGAAAATCTCATCGCAACAAGAGATGTCGTTGCGCTTGCGTTCGCTGAGTGCTTTACGCGCCTCTGATTTTGTCTTGAAATACTTTCGTGCCAT